CTGTACTTGGCGTCTGGGTCCACCCAACCCATTTTTGAAAAGGATTACACTTCTGATTATGGGGTAACGCTAACGTTTGGCGACGGCGTTAAAGGGTCTTTACCAACCCCCGCTGCTTCTTATGTTATAACATATAGGAAGGGAGGAGGCGAACGAGGCAATATTGGGAGGAGTATGATAAATAATACCCTGAACTTAACAGGGAAAAGTACAGGAGACTCTTACGCCTGCACAATAGAAAATACGACCGTAGGTACTGGGGGGTTCGATGCTGAGACTGTAGAACACGCCAAAAAGTACGCGCCTTATTTTTTCCGCACGCAATATAGAGCGGTGACGGGCGAGGACTACGCAACCTTAGCGAGTACGTTTGTAGGAAATTCAGGTCAGACTGCCAAAGCAATTGCTTCCGTAAGAAAGAACGGAGCTAGTGCTAATATGATAGATGTTTATGTTTTGTCTAAAGCAACGGACCTTCAATTAGAAAGAGCATCTATCGCGTTTAAAAATGAATTGCTAACACATTACAACAGGTACAAAATGCTAACTGACGAAATTACGATTGTTGATGGTGTTATCCGTACTGTTGATTTAGTCGCTACTATTTTTGTTGACCGACACAGAGAGAGGTATGAAGAGCAGATAAAACAAAATGTTGCTGGGCACCTTAAGAAGTATTTCCATGTTGACGGTAGAGAGTTCGGTCAAAAACTTTCCATTTCGGAACTTCAAAATGCCATGCTTCAAGTCCCCGAGGTCAGGTATTTTCAATTAGACAATATCGACAAAGATGTTTTTGTAAGTTTTAACGAGATTATTCAATTGAATAATTTTGAATTAAATGTTGAATTAGTATAATGTCCACATCAGATAGAGGAAATTCTCAGAAGTACTTTAAGTACAACTACATAGACCAGGTTCAACACCTGGTCCCTGAGCTATATGACGAATTAGATTTTCGGTTATATGGGGAGGAAGAGGATGTTAGTTATGCGGTATTAGGAAAATTACTCCGAGCTATAAAGCACATAGACGGGTTACTACCCGTATCAGGTAATACTGAAACCTCTACTCTATACCAGTATTATCTGCCCGAAAATAAGTTAACACGGGTTACTCCTCAAAAATTCTCGGAAAAGATTCTACGAGCTGATAAGAAACAATGGAGCGACTTTAAAAATCAAGGGGAGTTTCTGCACTATGTTTCTGGTTCCTTACTACCTAAAATCAGGGCGAACGACGCGCAGACTTCCTGGGCATCAGGGGTATCGTCGTATGTAGACAGGACAACTAGTGACGCCGGTCTCGTACAGCAATACTTAGTTGACCACCTTGGACTACTTTATTTCTTAAACACGTCCGGGGGTCCCGGGCTCGACCCACCTAGCGCTTTAATAACCAGTGCCTTGGGGGACGTTTTCTATGGTGATACGTTCGACGAGGAGGCAGGGACTAAACTTCTATTCGAGTATTTCTGGTTGAACAGAGAGACCAGTGCGGGATTCCAGGAATACCTGCCACATCCATGGAATCAAGTTAGCGCGTACCAGGCAGGCAACTACACCTCCGGTACACAAATGCTTGAGTCGTTAAAGACTCTTATAGGGACTTGGACAACTCAGCAAGATGAAAATAGTTTGTTTTTAAAAGATAGCCTTGAGCTTTCTATCCTAGGTCAAACGCCTAAGAGAATGGAAAGTAAAGGTGCTATGGCTAAGTTTTTGAAAGCGATTGCATATGGATTCTACGATATAAAAAGTCTGGTCACAGATATAGGAGACTTATTAGATATCGAGAGGTGTCCATCGGACTTCTTGGATTACTTAGCACATTATGTCGGGTGGAAACTGTTAACCGATGATGTAGACAAATGGAGAAACCAGTTAAGGCAAGCCATTTATGTTTACAAATCTAAGGGCACCCGCAATAGTATAGATTATGTATTAAATGAATTAATACCTTCCTCAATCTTTGACCCTAACAATACCGTTTCCGGGGTTACTGAGACTTGGGAAAGTTATCTCCCTAACTTGATGTATTACTTAATACGCACGGCGTCACCTGTTTCAAAGGATATGACTTCGCTGCAAGCCACGGTAAATGATTGGCGGGATTACGCAAACAGAAATAACTTAGACATCCCTGTACACATGGGTACTGATATAGATTCTAGTTGTAGATTTCTAGTCGACGCTCTATTACATTATCTTCATATCAACCATGGCATGATTCGGATAGGGAATATAGATTACACTGAAACCCCGTTCTGGGCAAATCAGCCCGACCCGTCGTATTTCCACCGAGGTAAACATATTTCTGTTCCCCCATGGGAACATGATAGGTTCTATTTAAATTCTAGGATAACCCCTAGGTTAGTGTTGGATTTATCCGGGTTCTTTCAATCCCCCACCGACGGCTTTGGTTTACAGGTCCCATCAGGGATAGTAGGACAGTTTGCTACGTTATTGAGAGATGTTGTAGAGGTAAAAGATGATGGAGACACCCCGTTAGCGTGGGGGGATAATCAAGCCTTTAAATTTTTCACAAGCTCGCAACAACTGGCTCCCAACTATAAGGAGATTATAGCGGAAGGAGATATAGAATCGGCATCCTTATTAGATTATTGGAACTCTAAATCATCTACGGTTTTCACAAAGCTCGATGCTGCTAATATAGATTTTGAAGAGACGCGGTTACTTTATTCAGAAGCGACAAATAAGATAGGCAATAAAGCAATTGACACTATTGTTGATGTTCTTAGGCAGTTCGCACCGTTCCACGTTATCAATAAGATTTACGTAGGACAGTACATGGACGACAAGTACATGATTCCCCAGAGGCGGGACTTCCTCAAGTACGAGGATGCGAGTTCGTTCGGTGCCTTTGACCATCCTGGAGAGGGTGTTTGTGCTGTCCCAGACCTAAACGGTGGCGCCACTCTGAATGTTTACGCTCCCAGTGGGTACACGTATTATGGATTAAATACCAGCGGAAACTATATTACGACTGGAGTTAGCGCAACTGTTGATGGGGACGCTCGTTATATGGAGTGGAATACTTCTAGTGTAACGCGAAACAACATGACAGGGAATACAGAGGCAGGAGTACCTCCGGCTGCACATACCACCGGCGCAAACCTTCGGTTTAACTTTGCACCTTCCGTCTGGGGTGTTCCGGATGCATTGGAAATGCTAGCTGGTCCTTATACTTTAAAATATGAGGTATTCGACCCAGGCTACGCTATTACGGGCAATGGGGATACCCAGATTTATAATTGGAATGCGTCCACCCCCATATCTTCTCTCCTTGCATCTGAACTCCCCCCAAGCGGGTTCGTGTCCTGGACTAGTCAAAGTTCACTAGACCCGGCAAATAACCCTAATTCTTTCCCGTTAACAACGTCTGCCGTCGGGGTGTACGAGGTATCTGGTTACATGATTCCTTGGCACACAACTAACCCAGACCGGAAGGGGGACCCTTATTTTAATATAGAAGTAAGCGAGCCTCTTGGTGCAGGCGGCGCAAACGCTGTAGCTGGTGACCCACGCTGGGGAGGGGGTCTAAACTTCTCCGGTCTTAAGATGGGTAACTTTGAGCTTCTAGGGGAATTTGAAGCGGGTTGGATGTTCGATAAGGACTATCAGAACGACGGTATAAGACCTAGCAGCATAGAAAGCATAGCAATTCTTACTGAAGATACGGATTACGAGACTAATATTATGGACTCCTATTCTGTGTGTTCGTTTAGAGGAACCTCGGGAAATGGCATCTTTAGTGGCATTGGACACGCTTCATCTTTCGCCGCGCCACAACAAGGCAGGTTTATGCCCTCCGCTTCGTGGTATGGAGCGAAGACGGGCGCAGGCGCCGAAGAGCTTTTCTGGGGCGTGGCACAACAGACAACAGGGGAACTGGAGGCTGTTAGAGATACTTCCAGAAGAAGAAACCTTAGGTACGCCCTGCCATCCTATCCGCACACACGCACGGGATTCGGAGATGTAATGTCGACGGATTACATGTCTATATCAGGGATGAACCCTTTGAGAGGGAAGACAACTCCGTCAGGCTATCTTGCTAAGGGATTTGATTTTTCCGCCAACCAGTTCTACTCAGTAACCGGGGGATACTCGGGAGTGTACGATTCTAAGCCGACTGATACGTTAAGCGGGGTCCCTGCGTCCTCGTACCAGTGGTCCAGAGGCGTAGCCGATATGGAAGTTAACGGTAGTAGTATTGCTACGTGGAGAGACCAAATGGGGAGCAACATTATGCGCTCCATTATTGATATCTTTTTACGTAGGGGGAAACTAGATGCGCGTTGGTTGAGGTTTGATGAAGACTTTATTCTGGACTTTAAATTTGGTACGCAAGTAAACATGATGTACAGCAGATATATCCGAGAGTACGGTAGGCAGCTACGTAATTATATTGATGGGGAGAACCCGTTTGCCGGAGGGAGGAATATTATTGCCCACGCTTTCGGACCTTTGCTTGAAAACCATAATTTCTCTCTAAGTGGTCACCAACACATATATGGTGGGGATTTACCCGCGTTCCCGGGACAGGAGTCAGACACTATTAATAACAAGTACCCTCACTGGCATACAGTGTTTGGAGGAGGAGTGGGTCAGTTGCGGCACGGGTACTACAATGTTACAGGAGGCGAAGTACGACTTGGAACTGGTCAATTCGCCGAAGGTGCAGTAAACACTTATATAAGCCCCGCTGATGCGGAGGAGGGAGCGGGATTCAATAAAACAATTTACGCAAACTCAACACTTTTATCTGGGATTGAAATTGTAGGTTGTAACACCGAGAGTTTTATTATAGCAAATCAACTTGGTCCGAACGGCAGGATATCCAGCAATAACCCTAAGAGTCTCACGTTCCATACTAAAAAACCACGTGCAGACAAAAGAGATACTACAAGACTCCGATGGAATTTAAATGGTGGAAAGAATTTGTTCACAAACGGAGACCTTAAACATCCTCCTCGGGACGTGACTTTAGATGGAAAAATGACATCCTCTGTTGCTGGTTGGGTTACGAGGGATGCCAACCGCGACGAAAACATGGTGGTGAGTCCCACTTATTCAGCAAGTGGAAACGATGCATTGGATTCAGATTACGCTACAACTGGAGGTATTTTTCTACGTACCTTTAGCGCTATAAGCAAGGATGGGTTTCTTGAAGAGAATGGACCAGAACTCACATCACCCTTCTCCCGCCCACAGGCTGTGACGGATGTCCAAGCCCGTGAAGAGGGTGTTAATTATGGCGAATACAGTACAAAAGGTTTTCACATAACTTTCTCCGGGCAGGAAGGTAGCCGTATAGGAAGTCAGGTCGGATACGCTCATTGCCCAACTATAGAAACAAAGGTCTCCTTAAAGCCATCGACAACGTACCAGCTAACCTTTGACCTGTCCGCAAACCAACGCTACGCGTTCTTCCCTACGCTGTTCTGGAACAAAACTAAGAATCAAATCTCAGACTCCAATTACACGACAGTTGGAACTTGGTTGGCGACCTCGGCTACGCATCTTAAAGACATTGGCATAAACCATTCAGACGGCGGTGGCGCATTTAAGAACCCTCTGTGGTGGCTCAACTCATCTGACCTAGGCGGGGGAGTACCTTTAACCAGCAATTGGAGAAAGCGCGGATACACCATTACCACGCCGTCTAATTTTGAACCTTCGGACGATGTTACGTTTATAGGATTCCCGTCTTATGACTCTGACAGCAGAGTTTACCGTATGGCGCTAGCTAATTTTGAGTTACTTGAGATAACACCTGACGAAGTCGCCTCCATGCAGTACAGTCCGGGAGTTCAAGGTAACCGTTTAAATCCTGATACCTTTTACAAGATGAAGGTTACAGGTTCCAAAACAAATGAAAACCCGGGGGGAGACCAACATCTTCACGTAAGGCTTGTTACCGAACCAACTCCTTTAGTAGGGCACGGAGTACCGAATACTAGATGGGGATGGTCGTGGGATGAACGTATGTGGGAGCCGTGTAACATACATAGTGATAAACAATGGAAGACTCTAGCTTTTACGTCAAGCGCTCTTGAGACTCATGTACTTGATTTTAGCACCAAAAATCACAGAACACCCTACCATTATAACGCTCTAGCAAGTGGCGTGAATCATATCCATACGTCCTCAACAGCCTATTATTTAGAAATATGTAGAACAGAAACTGGACCTAGAAGCAATGAGTTTGTATATAATGGAGTCGACTTAGCTTCTGTAGAGATTAGGGATATGGATTTAGGGAAATTATTAGAAGATTATACAAAAAATGATTTTTTTACTGTCTTTAAGTACTTTGATGATTTAGGGGTTTCGAAATTGTCTCGAGATAGTAATTATTCGCAAGATGAATACGGGACTTCTGGAGGTTCTAGAAGTGAATACATGGAATTTTTCGGA